CCTCGTACCCATCCCAAAAGAAGTCATGTAACTTTCGTGTGTCTGAACAAACGACACTGTTGTTGGACATGGCTCGCCAGCTTGGGATATTTCCAAGATCCCATCTCTTAGCAAGAAGATACTCAAGGTCATCATGATCTCCAATTGCGATTTGGGCTGATCGTCTGACATTCCCGGCAACAATGATTGCTCCGATAATGTTCATGATGTCAAGACAATCAATGGGCCTTACTCGCTCCCCTCTTCTTTTCTCAAGGATATCTGAAATCTTTCCAATACCCCATACAAGGTCTTCTGGGCCTGAAGCAACGCCTCCAAATCCCTTAATAGGGGTTCCCTTTCCTCTAACAACTTGAGTGGAATAAGTGAAGTGCTGTTTGGACTCAGAGTCTGCCAGGAAGGCGGATTTAAGACATTTTCCCAGCAATGAGACCCAACCTTCCCTGGAGTCTGGAACAATGAAATCTGCACCAGAATCATTGACTCTTTCAGGTCCCTTAAACCCTTCGTTAACTGGCGGAAGTTTGTTGACATTTTTCTTTTGAATGTTGAAGCCCACACCAGAACCCAGTGCAAGCATATCCATTGCCCATGTGAATGGTCTTACAGGACCATCTACAACTACAAAGGCGCAATTCTGGAGAGAGGCCAACCCAAGTCGATCGACCGTTGCGGTGCCCATTTGCCACCAGAATCTCCCTGCGACGGATCCCTTAAGCTCTGTGAGGTACTTGCGAAGTCGCTCTTCTTCGTCAGCTGTGAAACCAACTCCAAGCTGCGTATCACACGATCGGATAACTCGCTGTACAGTGTCCCCAAATTCCTCGGTTTGATTTGTTGTGTCATTTAGTTTTCTGCTGTAGGTGCGTTTGTAAGTAAGATAACCAACTGTGGACCAAGGGGTGATAAATTCATTTGTCAATCTTCAATGCATTTTCCTTCTAGCTTGCTGACTCTAACCCAAGGATACAGATACTTGATGCCATCATCATTTTTGTAATCTTCTCTGTAAACCACTCTGCAGAATATATTGTCATACAAAATCTTTTTGGCACACTTAAGACAAGGGGCAGTTGTCACATACAATGTGGCATCTGCAATACACTCATCCTGCTCCAATTTATACCTAATATTCTCTTCAGCGTGGTAGACACGGGTATGGTCAGTCTTGTTGTATTCGTCTTCACAGGTATTGTCAGTTCCTGGAGCCGTTCCGTTATATCCAATCGCAATGATGTCATTGTTCCTTACGGCAATGGCACCAACTTTTCTCTTTACTGCAGATGATCTTTGTGCAAGGACTTCTGCCATTTGCATCCAGGTCTCATCCCAGCTTAATCTTTCAGGTGTCTTCATCATTCTGTTATAGTATTCCAATTGAGCAATTGCAACCCTCTTGGCTTCCTTGACAGATTCAAAATCCCTGATTCTAATTTCGTGGTCTTCGACTTTTGAGATACTTATCCGCTTCAAAGGAGCTCTTTCCCTGTTTGGTAGCTTCATCAATTTGTTCTTTGTAGAATGCATTTTGTTGAAGGATCCTTTGGTAATCCTCCACTGCATTGGTCATTTTACGCTCCAATTGTGCAGCATACACTTCACCATTTACAAGGCATTGCTTGTGCCATTCAATTGAGTGTGGGGCCATTGCCATTATTTACCCAGTCGAAAGCCATTTGCCCGATAAACCTGATCCAAGAGGTCTGCGTCAAAACAGTCCCGCTTGATCTCATAGTCTGCTTGTGAGTTACTCAGACCCTTCTGCTTCAGGAGTTGTCGTACATTTCTTACTGCCAATACTGATTGATCGGCAACTGATAGGATGCACATTTGATTGTAAGGGCGAACAGTATCATTGCTGCGTTGTGCAGTCTTCTTATTATTTTGGTTCATTTTCTTCTTTCAGAGGCGGGCAAGGTCAGAGCAATATTGGCAAGGGATAAATACAGGGGTCTCAAGGCATGGAGGGTGCATTACACCACTCCACTCTTGTCGACAAAGCTCTTTACATTTCTCAAGGAATAGTGTTTCTTTTGGATCAAATGAGGGGTTAACCCACTGCCCCGGTGGGTTTCTTCTGTCGGTGTGAGCAGGGATCATGGAAACAACTCCAACTGATCGATGAAAGTGCAATCTTCTTGAGGGCCATCCGCACAATACTGGCAGTAGCTATAGTAGCACCTCATACATTTAGGGCCAGTATGATTTTCCCAAATCTCATCCTTGTCTACTTCGGGGGCACCAGAGTACTTGTCAGGTAGCCACCAATGCCCTCGATTCACAGGGTCATTATGATCAAGGTTGATTTTCATCCCAGATGCCCTTGCATAGATCCGGGATTGTGATGTCTGTGACCACCCACACCTGTTCCCTTTGACTGACTGTAGGCCAACCTACGGGACTTCAGAGCAGCCACTTTCTTTCGATTGGGCTCACCTACCACGGCATTTCCGGCAACAGGTTGGCCTTTGGAACGTCCTTTATTACGGTTGCGGGGCTGTACAACTTTCTTGGTATTGGGGATCATAATGGTGTCCTTACTAAAGCCAGGAAGGCTGCTGCTTCCAACGTTGGTAGGTCAGGTATTTTTCTCATTTCCCTCCACAGGGGCGTCAAGACACTTGTGGTAGTTTGCCCAAGGATTGCCAGCAGGTAAGCTGCTTCTTCCATACTAATAGTCAGCGTAACTGATGCGGGAAGCACAGTGATTGTTTCACTACTTGGATTATAGACTACTTTTGGCATTAAGACACCTCCTTCAATAGTTGATTGATTTCTGCATCCACATGGTCTGCATGACCCAAAGACTCTTTCAACATACCTTTGAAGAAAACCCTGTAGATGGTATCTGTCAAGATATTGTATACATTGACTGATGGGTACCCAAATTCTTTCAGGTTCTTCACACCTGCATTCAGAAGTTTATTTCGAATATTGTTCACCAGCTAAGCTCCTCAAGTTGTCCCAAGTCAATACTAAATTTACCATCGAGTCTGAATGCGGGGATTTCACCATTAAGATTACACAGTGAACTATACACACCGTACAATGAAACATCCCCTTTAGCTAAAGATTGTCCAGTTACAACCTTAAGAATTCCAGCTTGTCTTGCACTCATCTTGATAACTACCATAGTCTCTGATATTTTTACTATGTGTGCTTCATTCATAGATCAAATTGCTCCAGTGACATTTCTTCCAATTTACTCAAACGACCCGTCTTAGGGTTGTAGAGTGCGCCAGGTACATTACCTGTGTTACCTGTCTTTCGGGCTTTCAAGATTCTCATCAGGATTGTATTGCGAGTATCCAGATCATCTGCAATCATATTCCGTGCAAATGCAATAATATCGAAACTAATCTGCTTGATACTTCCGCTGCCACGAATATCATCAATAGAAGGAAGTTTACCTTCTTCAAAGGACTTCCCACCTCCACCACTCTTTCTAAGGTGAGAAACAAGGCCAATCCAGACGCCATGAGACTTGACGAGTCTGAGTAGGTCATTCATTATCTTGTCAATGGCTTCATTACCTGAGAGGCCATCTGCACCTTCCGATACAAGAATTGTTATGTGATCAATAAATAAGTACTTGCATCCCATTAGGCACATGTACTCTAACTTATCAATGATAGAATCATCTTTGATTGAGCCTTGATGATCCAGAATGATTACTCTGTCATCCCCAAATACTTGATCAAACCCGACCTTGATCTCTTCAAGTGTAATATCTTCCTCTGCAGGATTTCTGTTGAGAACCATTGCAGATAAGTTTCTTGCGGTCTCTTCAGGGTTTTCCTCAAGGGAAATGATACCAATTTTGTCTTTGGTAACTTTCAACAAATGCAGGATATCTTCACGCAGAAGTGTAGATTTACCTGAGCCGGTACCACTGATGAACAATACAATTTCACCGGGCCTGTGACCCTTCAACTTTGTATTGACGCCTTCCATGCACTCAGGATATGGGACTGCAAGAATTGTATTGTATTCTTGGAGAGCTTTCCACAATTCATCTCGGGAGACAATACCTGCAGGAGTATGCCGCTTGGCATTCCAGATGGCACTGTTGACTGCTTCAACGCCAAGGAGAGGATCTTTGAGTGCATCGTTGGCATCCTTGCAGGGAAGTTTGGCAAGCTTTACTTTATCCAGCCCCACAATTTTGATGGCTTCTTCGGTACATTTCTGTCCGGGCTCATCATTGTCCAGCATCAGAACTACTTCTTCGAAACCTCGAATCCAGTCACGGTTTGCCAGTAGTTCCTTTGTTCCTGCCCCGAAAGGCAACGAGACCACCGGATAAATTTTTCCGTAGCGAGAGAGGTATGCTTGCGCAACACTGAGTGCATCAATTTCACCCTCAGTGATGACAAGTCGTTTTCCCCCGCTGAATAGCCTTTGGCCAAAGAGAGTTCCCTTTTCTCCGGAATATGAGAAAGTCTTGGGTAGGCTCCTGATTTTGTAGCCAGTAACCTCTGACTCACCATAGGGATAGTAGTGTGCTTCCGGGGACCCGTCAGATTTAACACTGGTTTTTACTCCAAAGAATTCACAGACTTCTTTACTGATCTTGCGTGAAGGAAGTCCCTCCACCATATATCCATTAATTTCTTCAACTGATGCCATCGACTCTTTCTTATTTTTGTATGGTTCAGGTTCGTACCACTCTTGTGCATCTACAGCTTTTTTGCTGAAGGACTTATTACAGGAGAAGCATCGTGCTCCTCCATCCTCATAGACTTGCATTGCATCATGAGAGTCACAGGAGATACAGGGTTGATTGCGTATTACAATCTTTCCCATTTATGCTGCATCAATAACCGGCAGGGGTGGTGGCGGTATAGTTGGTGGCTTCTTGGGACCACTCAAATCTAGAGACCTCAGGAACCCTACAGCAGCCCCAATACCTGTGGAGGCCAGTAGGTAATCAGCCGAAGTCCATACTACTGCGGTAAGATGCCACATACCGGCAATTAATACACCAAGGGCTGTCATTGACAGGATGACCACAAGGAACCATCGAAGAAAATTTGTCATACTATCCTAATCCTTTTGTCAACTCTTTAAGTCGCTTGCGATGCTTTTCTGTGGGTGGTTCTGAAACTTTCCAGAGGCACTTTTCAATCAATCGATTGTACCAGATGTGGTTATTACTGGGAACTTCAACAGTTACCTGAGACCAAATTTCAGCCCAAGAATGACCACCTTTTGTCCTGTACTGCTCAAGTACATAAAACTCGAAGGCGTCTACTCCAAACTCTGCAATGTCTGCTTGGAGACTCTTTGAAGAGCCTGTGTAAGTTCTCCAATTTGACTGGGTACCTTTATTGAGTTTTCCAGCACCTTTGAAATTCTTTTTTCCAATATAAGCCATGCCATTTCTGGAACAGTATATAAGGTAAATGAATCCATATGCTCTATTGAAATCCAATTGCTCATCAAATGACCAGATTCCATTATCGAAGTCTTTAATGACTTTCTTTTTAGTTGTTGCCACTCATATTGAGAGGTTACCGAAAGGACGGATAGTCGTTTAAGTGTTCCTGAATGTGAATCATACGCAGATTAGATAGTAGCCACGAGTGCCACTCTTCTTTGTAATGAAGTTTATAGATTCCTCTGGTTCTGTCCCTGAATTCTTCTTCAGTATTACAGTCCAAGAGGAGCTTGAGTGCCGTCTTCATGGCCACTCTAGGGATCCCTGGAATAGTGTCAACAGGATCACCTGCAATGACCTGCGCCCAGTAGTGTCGCATTCCATCTGCTTCAGATACCTCTGATACTACTTCTGTTTTGAGATTGTAGTGTCGTCCTGGTATGCAATGGAGGTCTTTATCGCCTGAGCAGATGATGAAGTCTTCTCCAATGGCTTTTGCCTCATTACTCCAGATTCTGAGGAAGTCGTCAGCTTCTCTTCCGGTAGAAGGGATTGCCAGACCATCCTCAATTGCTCGTGATCGGCAAGCCCTGACAATATCTACCGTATCTGGATTGCTTTTTCGGGTGCTTTTGTACAGTGGGTAGACTACATCACGATAGTTGTATGGCCCCTTTACTGCAATGAGAGAGTCATCTGCCCAGACTGCTTCCTGAATTTCTCTCAACTTCTTCTTGAAAGAATTGTAGGCTTTGTCAATGTCTTGGGTTTTCCTGAAAAGCCAACCAATTGCATGAGCAGTGCAGTCAGCGTCAATTAGAGCAATTGTCATTTGTCAATTCTTCATACCTCTCGTTAATTGCATCTCTTAAATCATTGTAGTATCCGTCAGTCAAATACTCAGGGTATGTCATAACCTCTTCAAAGAGTTCATCTTTGTCCATTGCTTTAATGAGCTCAATATGGAATTTGTCATTCATTTGTGGGTATTGATCAATGAGCTTCTCAATTTGCTTTATGAGTCTCTCTCCAACTTTGATGCAGTGAGTTGAGTCAAATACACTGTTATCGGGACTTGGTTTCCAACACATTGAGGCCTCCCCCATTGACGTGAAGACTGCTGTAATGAGCCTTTGTTCCAGTTCTTTGTTCACAGTAGGATCATCCTATTCACGAGGGCTTCTGCTTGTATTAATGCTTTTTGAGCAATATCGTTGGGATGCTGCGAAACTACTGTAGGTACCTGTTGCATGGCTGCACACATGGCCACTGCAGCTTCCCACAGGCACTTCTCTTTGCTATTACTGACGTAGTTATTCATGCTGTTACTTTTGGTTCAAAGTGCTTTGCTGAGTATCCACATCTATCTTCATCGTCTCTGGCAAATGCTGCGGGTATACTGGGGAGATATCGCATCAATCCATCAACAAGAGAAATTTTTGTTGGTTTTAGCTTTGTGCAGTATCCAGACTGTGGTATAATATACTTGCAATCTTTACAAAACTTTATCAAGGTCATACTCCTTTGCATCAGGCTTCTTCATCTTCCAGGCCTCACAATATTGGTTTGTAGGAATCTTTTTGAACATGTAGCAGTGGCCCGTTGCAGGTGGATGCAACGCACCCTTGTGGCGACATGTGTCACATACACGAGTGGTTGCAAGGATCATTTCAGATTCAGCAATGGGATTGGCGCAGAACCATACATGTTCACTGGAAGAACACCATTCCAGGTGCCTGCTGTGGCCAACTGAACTTCAATGCGCTTAAGCTCCAATACTGAGGGGTTAGCTGCAATTGCTTTACCATTCATTTCAATGGCTGATGCATCCGCTTTTGCCTTTGTCACTGTAACATATGCATTACCATCTGCACGAGCCCTTGCAGCGTTTGCCTCGGCTTCTGCAATGGCAGTTACCTGCTTCTGTTGGGAGACAACTGTAAGAAGCTTCTTTTCAGCAGCCAGTTGAAGCTGCTCTTGAGTGGTCTTCTCATTGATTGCTGCCATGTATGATGCAGAGAATGCAAAGCCTGTCATGTCAATACTTATGACTTGAGCACCATACTTTGCCAACTTCAGTCCCAATGCAGCATTAATGTCTGTGGATACTTGCGAACGCTTAGTGATCAAGTCAGGTGCAGTATACTTTGCAGTTACAGCCTTAAAGGCTTCTGCCGTGGCTGTTTGAACATATGATGAAAGATCGCCATCTCGTGAATACTTCTCAAATACTTCAGTGACTCGGTCCAGCATAATACTGTAACGAACTGTCATGTTTACATTAACTGGCTGAGTATCTGAAGTTGATCCTTCAGCATTCTTGATATCTGCTTGTTCTGCTCGAATGTTGAACAGTGAAAGCTTTTGCCAAGGTGCCAAGAGGACATAACCCTCATTCTCAATACCCTTAATGGCACCACCTACAGTGACAACTCCACGGTTACCTGTAGGTACTGTGTGCAAAGGCCAGAAGAAGGCTGTGAGGAATAATACAAGAATAACTGCTGCAAAGAACGACAGTACAAACTCGGGAGTAAATTTATTAGGTCTCATTAAAGTTTCCAATTAGTGGTGGTTGATCTCTCATACCGAGCTTGTAAGCTTCAGTCATGTAGCTTTTCAAGGCTTATTTCTTCTCAAGTACCTCTGCACTACATTCAAAAATAGAAGGATATCTTGCATCCTCCACTTGTTGCTTTCCAACTGCAATACACATCTTTTGGTCAGGGAAGCCCCTTATGACAACGTATTCAGGTCCAGGGGTCAACATTGTAAGTGTCAGAATCCATGTAATCATTAATGTACCTCATACCAGTTATTACCAATTTTTCCGGCACCATCTAGGATCATCATTCCAAAGACTTTACCGGCCTCTTTAAATGCCTCTACAGCGATCTCACGACCTCTTTCAGCATACTCTTCCAAACATTCAAACTCAAACTCATCATGGTAGAATATGAGTGGATCATATGGAATCTTTTCTTCCTTCATTTTCTTCATGAAGTAGGCCACTGCAGCTTTGCATGAGATGGCCTCAAATGACTGCAGTAAGTAGTTCAAAGCCTTGTGAGGTGAATCACAGTATATTTTCCTACCATCAGCTCCGGGAATCCAAGCTCTTCGTTCATCAGCTCCTGCAGTCTTCTCATAGATCGCTTTGATCTTATCAAGAAGATCTTTCAGTCCAGGAACTTTCTCTGCAAACTCTGCTTTGAGCTTCTTACCAACCTTGGCATCACGTTTGCCAATTACAATGAGCGCAGCTTTTTCATTTCCTGCTCCAAAGAGATAAGCATAAATAAAAGGCTTTGCAATTGATCGGGGCACGATAGCCTTGACAATTGCAGAAAGTACATTTGCATTTTCTTGGTGAATGTCTCCGTTGAGCACAATGTCAGTGTAGGCGGGATTTTTAAGGTAATGACACAAGGCTCTGAATTGGTTTCCGGAGGAGTCAGCGCCCACAACCTTATAACCTGATCGAGTAATGAAAAGGCTTCTGATTTCTTTTCCCCACTTAGTCTTTGCATCACCTGAAGGCACATTGACAATAGTGGCATGTCTTGCTCTTCCTGTAGGTGTTGCAATAGTAAAGCAAGATCCGTGCAGTCTGTCGTTTTCATCAAGATTCTCCAGCCAACCTCGAAGAATATCCCTACGAGATCTTGTTGTTGTTAACTCATCAACCAATAAGCCATCTTCACCAAGAACCTCTAAGCTGCTTGTAGTGAGCTTGGGGGATACTTTGACAGGCTTCCCATTTACTCTTTTCCAATTCCAGTCATCAGGCACCCATCCAATACTGTACAAATGAGTCTTGATGGCTTCCATTGAGGTGATATCTGGCTGGACAAACTCAATGCGCTGGTATTGTCCTTCAATGGGCCTATCGGTCCTACCTCGCTCTTGGTCAATTCCAAAGTGCTTAACGGTATTGACGGCATACCTGCCATCCTTTATCCACTTTGTATCAACTGGCTCTTTGTCTATGAGTTTGACTGTAAGCTTGAGTTTTGGCTCAATGATTTTTTGGATCCGATTGATGTCATTGTTGAGTACTTCAAGTAGTGCCTCACCAGCAATACGATCAAATAGCCAGCCATTAAGTTCAGCAGTACCAACAAAACGTGCAACATCATGCTCATTCCTCAGTGATTGTTTGAGAAGAGGTTTCTTGGCAACTTTCTCTTGGAATTCTTTTAGAAGATGTTGATATGCCTTGAGGTTTGTTTGTGTGTCTTGGCAACAATACACAAACATTTCTTTCAAGTCTTCAAAGGAGGGGTCTTTGAATTTGGCAGGATCAAAGTCACCTTTGGGCTCTTTGAGGAAGTCACCCCAATCTTCTAGCCTGTGTCTACCTGATGGGAATCTCTTGTAGTCCAGAGTTTGACTCATCAACATTGTATCATGGACGGGGCAAGTAATCTCAACTCCATGCAGCTTCATGAACACAAGGAAATCGTATCCCAGTACATTGTGTCCCACAAGTCTCTCATGTTTATTGAGACGATTTTTCCATCTCAGGTCACCGTAAAAGTAGGCTCCTGTAACTACACCGTCAGAAATCCTCCTGATTACAACCATGTGTATACGTGTAGCTACATCCAGAAATCCGTCAGTCTCAATATCAATAATGGATGGAGAATAGTCCTCAATGTGGATTGTGTTTTCTTGAATCCATTGCTCATCGGTATCCATCTTGACCCCTGTGAGGATTCAAAATGGCTTTGAAGTAGTCATCCACCATCATCTGGATGTCACCGGGATCACTCATGAAGTATCGAGAGTAATAGAAGTGGACCATCTGCTCAATGGAAGGCTCAGGGCCATACTCAGGGGGAACTCCAGGGAGTTGGGGTTTATAGGTAAGTGAAACCCACTCCATCAATTGTCTACCTGTACTGTGCCTGTCTTATAGTACTTGACAAGGCATGAAAGATACCACAGAGCCTTTTCAGAATCTTGGATCTTTGGATCTTTACGACCAAGGCGCATCAGGTACTTGTATACTTGACCTAAGAGATGTGCCTCAACACCTTCAAATCCCTTCAGGGTATGTGCCATTACCTGCATGTACTGCAATCCAGGTACAATGTCTTGGTAATGCGCTGGATTAATGGCATCAGTCTGATCTGCAGTAATTTGCTCTTTCATCTCTTCACCTTTCCACATGTGGCCCCTTTCAAGGCCAATCCGGTAGTCTTCAATGTCAAGGTAAATTGTGTTACCTACCCTTAATTGATATGGTGGGTGCTCACAAAAGGAGTTGAAGTACTTATGCTCATTCTCGAATTCCGTGAAATTATCTGTTTGGTACACCACAGTACCATAACAATTAACCAGTTTGTAAATGTGCATAGATTGGGAGATCTCCATTTTCATATTGTTTTTGTTGTTCGTATGGAATCATCTTGCGACGATAGAATTCTTGGGCGGCACATGCAGCTGCTCCATAGGCTGCATTCATCTCGGTGTAACCGACCCTCTCTTGCATCACAAGGTACCCCTCAATCAACATTGTGATGGCATAATTCAACTGTCCAGGTGTTTTGATACAGGCCATACCCACATGCTGTTTGTTGACTTCTTGTCGTTCTTCACGGGTGATATAGGGCATGTTCAGGTGTACTCATTCAATAACATATCAATGGCTTCCGTAGGTGTACTTACCCAAGAAGTTACAAGTTGTTCAAAGAATGGATGTTTCACTGTGGGGTCATCTTTGAAAGCAATAACAGGTTTTCGGAGAATGTAGTTGGCATAAAAGATTTCCATGGCTGTTCCATGTTTAGCCAGCTGGGGATTGCAGAGGTTTGCAATGATAATGTCTGCATTCCGAATGTCAAGAAGGTCAAGCTCGAATACTCTTTTGAACTCTTTTGGGATTCCATTGTGGATTCTCCGGTAGGGATCAAGAACTTTAATTTGGCTGGCATAGAGAAGGCGATCTGTCATATATTTACGCCATACGGTTCCCTCTTCAATGGACACATTTTCCATTGGCCCGCAAAGGTATATTGTGTTGATCATAAATTCCAAAAGCAAAAAACGGTGTAGATTACTCTATCTACTATTATGTATTAGAGTGGATCTTCTGGGTATTCGTATTTGGCGCGACTTTCTGGATCATTTTGTGCTTGATGGTTATAGTAGTCATTTTATACACTTTCTAGTAGTTGAGCTAAGCTATCGCGCTTTCTAGCTGGACCACCATCTCCAATTTGGGTGGTCCGTCTTACTGCACTAACTACGTTTCACAATTCCGGCCCTTACTCCTGCCCGGAACTTCTCCACGTACATTGCTGAATACATTTTCATGACGTCATAGTAGTGTTCCCATGCAAACTCTCGGAACCATCCTGACGTAATTGATGTACACACTTTCTCCAAGGCCATGTTGAATGACCTCTCAGGACTCACAGTACCTGCAAATGGAATCTGACTTCTCTCCAAAGCCAATACATATGCCTCTTCCAATACACCACAGAGTCTTTGGTACTGTGTACACTTCCAAAACAGCCATTGACTGCAACTGACTTCAGAGGAAGGATCTTGGTAGTACTTGTATGCAGGCATTTCCATGTGCTTCATGGCTTCATGGATGGAGTCGTGATCATACACATAATTCACGCCATCACCATTGAAGAACTCTCCCTTCTTCACATTCAGGTTGGGGTGAAAGTATGTATACGTTTCTTTCATGCGCCTCTCATACCATTCCAACAGAAAGTTTGGTACATGAGCCCCATGCTTTCTCATGATCTGGATGTCATCCATTGTCTTCTTGAAGTGTGGTGAGTTCCTCAAGTACCTGTGAGACATTTTGAGGGTGTACAAGGTATTCAGATCTGCCATACCATACCCTACAATTTCAAGAAGCTCTTCACCTGTACTTCCTGGCCATGCAACTTCACCTTCAATGATTGTACCTCCACTGTCTCTTGCAAAGATTTTATTACCTTCAGCAAATGGGTAAAATGAACAGATTTTTTGATCAGTGTCATACACAAAGTCTTTAATTTCATTGTAAGTGCCAATGATATCAATATCTTTTGATGACCTACCCAAAAGACTTTGGATGGGGAGCGAGCCTACAATGAGGACTGACATACTAGCAGCGGCTGGAAGAAGATTGCCAACCCTCTCCATCAGAAGAATACCATTCTCCTGCCTCTTCCATCTTATCTTTCTGTTTTTGAGTCAATGGAGGATAGTAGGTGCCACCCATACCGTACTCAATGTTTAGACTGAAATGTTGACCTGTTTCATTGGCATATTTTTCAGCATCTTCAATGGCAACCTTAATCTTCTTAACGAGAGAGGCCATCTTCTCAACTTGTTTTTGTGTGATCATTTTCAATCCAATTAATAAGCCCCCGAAGGGGCAGTCATGACCTTAGCAGTTCACTGAGGATGGTTCCCAGTGGTTGTTTACTCCATAAGCGTTTACATCAATATCACACAGATCATCCACACTCAAGTTGAAGGACACACCACCTTCTTTGCATAGACGTTGAATTTCTGCAAAGTCTTTCTTGATGCGGGAAGCAACCAATGTAATGGCATTCAGCGCATCCTTCTGGGCAGCTGCAATTAGAACTAATTGTTGTCCTTGCAGGGCAGTAATTTGGGCTTGCAGTTCAGCTGCAGTGGGTTTGATGAGAGTAGTCACAGGTGTTTCCTCTTGGTGTTGTTCATTAAAATTGGGGTTCATAGTGTATTTCTTCAGTTATCAATCCAACTGTGGTGATCTCATCAGCGGCGATGATTGCCACCATTTTGATGAAGTCCCTGATATCTGTTGATTCATCAGGTTCTACAATTAAGATTGTACCCTCTGAAAGTAGGCTGTATGACATGAATCCATATTCAGAGGTCATTCGCTTAAACTCAGAGGGCTTGAAGACCTTAAGGCTCTTTGTGAAGATTGCCTTGAAAGTCTTTGTGATCATCAGAAGGTCTCTTCGACTTCAGTCGAGGGGTCTTCAGCTTCTTCCTCACTGGGTGGCTGGACCACTTCAGTGTCACTCAATTCAAAGTCATCTTCATGAGGTTGTGGAACATAAACGATGTGCTTCTTGAGCATGACGCCCTTCAGCATAGATGCAATACCCTTGACACGCTTACCTTCCTTTCCAATCATATCGTACTCGTACTGGAAGATTTGGACATCACCAATAGAGCCATTACCCACTGTATTGGGATCAATGTCACTGAGCTTACCATTAACCAGTTTTGGGGCTTCAATAGGATCTCCGTTGGACTTGAAGGACTTGCGCTTCACATTACATTTCCAGTAAGGCTTGCCTTCTTCTGGGATCTCTGCCTTGACCTTCAGGTTTGCAGCTTTCCATTCGGCAGCTTCCTTCTTGCTGTCAGTTCGCATCTGGATTTCCCAAGTGGGATTCTCCTTGTCGAACATTGCATTGGGCTTCTTAGGATCCATCTTAACATACCACAGCTGTGCATTCTTGATCAACATTATATTTTATCCTTTTGGATGTGACTATATTGTCACTTCACTTCGTTATTATTGATGTCTATTTTGACACCTATCTACTATAAATGGATTAGTTACATCCCCCAAGTTGAGGAATGAAGGAGTAACTAATCTTTTCTAATGATCATCATAACAATGATCCCCAACCCCGAAAGGTGTTTGTAAAACCCTTGAGGGTTAATTTACCGGGTTCAAGTATACGCCCCTTTTTGGTGCGTCCTCGATACTATTCCAGGTACCCCACCAAACCCACGATATCCTGCAGGTCCGTTTTAGGTTCCATGAGATCTTCCCCATCCCAGAAACCCCTTCGATGATCTATCTCATCCAATTTCAGGGTCTTTTGGAAACCACGATCGCGCTCTTTATCTTCATCAACTCCAAGAAAACTGCGGCGATTCATTGATGTGACTCCAGTTGTTTCATTTCAAAATGGGAGACGAAACGGTAGCCACAATCCATTCTCCCAGCAAACATTATGCCTAGCACTACAGCATCACTGATCTCTGATCCATCACCGTATCCCTCTCTCTTGATGTTTACAGAGCCCCTACGCTCAATGTGAACATCTCCTCCTGCCGTCTGAAGGACTTTAGAATCTTGCATCTGGCATAAGCTCTGGAAATCCAACTCCACCAACTCCAAAAGATCTTCTGCTGTAGCAAATCCACACGAATACTCTTGGAAGTATTCAGCAGGACTCATACCGTAGATTTCTTTAAACTCAGGTGTATCAATTTGATCAAGTGTCATTTCTATAGCTGCCTTATAGACGAATTGTGGATTACTTAACACTTAACCTGCTCTCTAACTTCTTATTATGCAAACTGTTCATCCCACTCTTCCTTTGTGATTCCAGTTTTGATGAACTCACGTTGATCAGCAGAGAGTTGTGGGAAGAAATTCTGGATACACACATCACCATCAAGGTAGTCCTGAAGTTGGACTTCTGTGATTGGTAGCTCCATCGTGCGTTCCACACCGCTAAATTCACTTATCTTTGTAAGTTTCATACGAATGCATATTCCGATTCAAGTATCTGTTTAATATCTAAAGCGCCTACTTCAATACCACTCAGATCTCCATTGATATCCTTCATCAATGAGTTAAGTGGGTCCGACTCATACAGCTCAACAAATTTCTCTCGAATTAATACGAATAGATCAGCCATGCGCCCAAGATGGCAACCGAAAGAGTCATGAATGGTAGTGACATTATAATCAGCAGCACACACAGCCATAGTGAGGTGAGCCGCGTCAAGCGAGTGGATGGCATTGGGAGCGGCTCCTTGGGATTGCTTCCTTCTTGACGCAATAGGGATCTCTGGATGGGTGACTGAAAGCTGGTAGTTGTTGCTGAAATATCCTGTTGATTGATTTCTCTCTCCAATTGCAGGTCCATATTGGACATTGATCTTCTTTACCTTCCCTTCAACATAATGCTGTATAACCGGGAAGTTTGTTACAGGGACTGTCCACTTGAGAAACTCACCTTCACTCTCTGCTACTCTACCTGCATTCTCAAAAATGGATAGTAGCTGTGTGGGTCTCTTGAGGCTTCCCTTACAATTTGAAAGGATAGCTCTTCCCAAGTAAGAACCCCAAGCATGTTCCATTGTCATTAGTTGTGCAATACCATGTCTTCTGGCATCATCAATTACTTGTTGACCCAGACCATATGCAGATGCACCATACGGAAGGGTCATTACACCTCTCTTGACAATCTTCCTTTTGTGCTTACTGTCAGTAATCCTGATCCAATACGCAGGAGAGCAAGCTTTCACTTGTTTTTCATGCTCCTTTTTGTATTGGATTACTTCATCAATCAACTCTTTTCTTCTGTCAGACTTCATTGGGGCAACTGCAATTTGACCCTTGATATCAATAAGAGTGTCAATCACAGAATCGTATTCAGTCTTCTTTGCAGAAGAAAGTAAACTTACCTCATTTGCAATATCTGTCCAAACGTGATCAGCAACGTACTTGTATAAATCACCGGGAAGATCCAAGGGGACCAGATTGACATGTGGCGCTGTAACCTCGTCCCTTGTAAGAGCCGTGAGGTGCTGAGAACCATTATTAGAACCATCAATGAAACACTCAAGATGGCTGCAGTAGTCGTAAAGAACATTTCCATCTTTTTCCCATTTCCTTACTTTAAGTAGTTCATTGCAGGCGGCAAGGAATTGCCATGGCTTATCTGCTGACATCCACCCTTGGTTTACCTTGGGATTGACAGCGTATGAGAGAATGATCTCTTCATTGTCCAGTGTCCAGTACACTCTGTCATTCAGCGGGATTTTATCCGTCTTAGCACCATCGGATCTACCGGCATCACCTGCCCAATTGGAAGCGATGGAGATACACAACCAGAAGAATCCCTGTTCTCCCATCCTGTAGGACTCTGCTGATAGTAAGAGACCCTTTGCCAGATCTGCGCCTTGCTCGTGGAGATATGCAGTTGCAGGATATTTACGTCCTCTAAAGTCAAAATAGTAGAGGTGATAGAAAGTATCTTTTGCAAATCTCGCAGCGATGCTTCCAATTGCTTTAGCTTCTCTGACCTTACTCGCTCTTGCTTCCGGGTTTTGAAGGTCCCAGATTTCTTTAAATGCATCAGTCTTATTCCTCAGAGCCCAAGTGTAGATAGGGAAGACATCATTGTTTATCTTCCAACCGTTCTCTTGCGCCTTATTGATGCACTTGAATACAAGCGGATGAGTTTCAGGGGTAAGTATCTTGAGAACATCTTTGGATTCAGTTTTAACCATAATGGCCCCACACTCGTGTTTAGTACTTGTCAAAGGAGCGTAGGGTATGATGGATGGTAGTTTCTCAGAGTGCTTACTATCAAGACTGTTCCAGAGGTCTGTGAGGGTGTCCTCATTGACCACAGTGATAACGTATGTTGCGTGCCCATTTTGAGCCTTACTCAATTCAACCTTAATGAGCTCACATTCTTCAAACGAATAAAGGATGAATGCACCTGCCTTTGCAGCAAGAGCACTGTCTCTTTTCAATTTAAGCTTTTTCCTTACCACATTTCCAATGGTGCTGATGACTTCCACCATCAGGGTAATTTTCTTATTTCTGCCTCTGCCTGTTCGAGTGAACAGATAGAGTGTTGAAATGGCCTGTTCAGTTATCCAGTCCCAATCTACAGATTCTTCTGCTAAAAATTTGACGGGATTCTGGGGAGCAATTTCATCATTAAGTCTTCTTTTTAGGGATGCTGTTAGTTTTTGTTTTGGAGTCATTCCCAAGAATAAACACTGCAATTACGACAGTGCTATTGGCTAAATTGGTGTGCCCATCGTGTATAGGCCAATGCAGTTGCCCTGCGAACAAACGCAAGCTCCCAACGAGCAGCTTCATGCTTATCTTCTTCAGTCTCAAGAATCTCATATGGAATCACTGCAATTCCATTATCTACAAAGACTCCCTGCTTTGCCAGGTTTGCACAGATATGTTCAATACCACTTTCAATTACTGCTGCTAGTATACTAATGTCATTGGCAGCTTCAAAACGCTCAGTTACAGTTGTCATTAAATTACTTTTGGAATGAGGTTAAACAACACTGTGATTCCGATTAGATTAGCGGCCACTACAGAAATGAGCCATGCATAGGAGTACAGTGCAAGTTTGAGATTGATCAAATATTATTCTTCTTATAGGTCTACCTGTAGAGTTAAGGGGTTGGTCTAACGAAAAAAAAAAAAATAGGTAATCTGTAAAATGCTAACGACAACCAAACCACACCCGTAGGTATGATTTGGCTGTACTTAGAACTTTTGACACTTACACACTTCTGTCAGACTGTCTACCGCTTTCAATAGAGTGTCAACTTTACTCTCATAGTCTTCCAGTGTCTTCTCGTATACAACGATACTCCTCTTAAACACATCTCTGGTTATCAGGATCTCTTCGAATGCAGCTACATTATATCCGTACCTGCCTCCAAAGAACGAGATGAGGCTCCAAGTCTTCTTGTCCTTTTTGGAGTCCTTCTTCTCAGTAGCCAAACCAACCTCTCACACGTTCAGCTGCACTTGAGAAAGCACCCCGAGTACCATCCCATGCATTGCGACTCATACTAAGCGCCTTGGCCATAATCGTCTCGTTGGCCTTGAGAAGCGCCATGTTGCAACTCTGAATTGTGTTGGAAGCCAGTGTCAAACTTGCACCAGCCTCTTTCAAAGCTACTACAGCTGCCGCCAATTTTGCTTCCAGATGCGGTGCTGCTTCCCGTTCCTCTTGAGTCTGCAGTGACATAATGACTGCCTTCCGAATCATACCAGCTTCGGGGTAGATCACCTCTGCCACATGCAGAAACACTGCAAGAACACAAATTGTTGCAAGCAAAGACAAAGAATCACTGAGAAGTTTAACAGTAACAGTCATAAATTTCTTCATGGTAGACTCCGATTGGTTGATGAAGGGATTACTTGCGTTGATAACAACTAAGGGGTACTGATAGCGATTCATCTTTGTGGTTCCAGATGTAGGAGATCTTGGGAGTTTGTGCGATGGACACTACTTCCCCTTTGTCACTTTCGAAGCGGATGTACCCCTTCCCCGCCTCACGCTTGTACAACACCTGTCCACCCACCAGCAACACTTCTTCGCTCATCTTCATCTCAATGGGCGATGTTAGGATGCTTGTAGATAGAACAACACATAGAAGGGTGATCATTCAATACTCCCGATTGTTGACAATCATGTTGGCCGCAAGGTAGCCAACCACTCCAACTACAACTGCACCTGTCACAGCAGAGCCTGCAACAGTACCCAGAGCACCACCTACTCCCATTGCAACTACAGGTGTTGCCCGTGCCACAGCCATCACTGTACCAATACCCTTGACTGCACCAATAGCCGCACCTACTGTTACTGCAGTGTTTGTCACTTGTTTGACAAACCGATCATTTTCTGCCTTGTGAACAGCCTTTCCATACGCCTGTGCAATGGTGTTTCCCAAGTTTCTTGCATCAGCTTCTGCACGCTTTTGGATGTCATCCCAATCACTTGCATTGGCAGACAAAGAGAAGAACGCCGCAATCAAGATAAGAAAGTATTTCATTTATAATTTCTCCGATTGTGAATTGAAATAGAGACGGTAACCACCAACTCAAGTATGAGGGCTACCACACCAAGGGTAGACCAGCACATACCTACTCCTGCTCTTCAGATACCAACAAAGCGATTGTTACGTCAATTGCCCCAATGAAGGACAACACCAATACTACCCAAACAAACATGTGCATAATAGCTCCTTAAAAGGCCAGCCGAAAGATTACAAATTGGCAGTATTGCTTCTTTTGTTCTTTCATATAAGATACTACTTTTCCCGCAATTTATTACCTAGCCAAGAGGCATAGAAATCCAATTCAGGTTCAGGAACAAGCTCAAGTGGCTTTACCCACCCACCTGTAAGCTCATCCCATTCTTCCCAAGTCAATTCCTTCACTTCAGGTACAGGAATCTTGTCGATTAGCATGCCGCAACAATCTTCCAGCCCAACAACTTTGGGTCTTTGAAAGCCTCAGTGCGATAGAATCTCTCAATCCTTCTTCCTGCCTTAACTTCAGGATGATTATCAAATTGTTTGGCATCCTCTTCCACAGACTTTGTATTATCCCTGTAGATGAAGATGGGTAGTCGAGTCTTCGTTGTTTTACTGCTGCTTGCCATTATCGGTAAAAGGCATGGTTGCCAATCCTTACAGTTGGTTGACGTTTGTCCTTTATACTTATCGTATGAAAGAACACGGATCCCTCAGTATTATCTTCGGATTCTTTTGCAAGAATCTCAATGGCAACCTTTTGGGATGCTTTGTAGGCCACCTTATCATCAATCCTTTTAGGTTTTGAAGTCCATGAGAATTGATTCTTTTGGTGAACTACCTCACACACATTGTCGGGCCACCTCCAATCATTACTCCGATTGATAGTAACGTGGCCCACTGCAAACATACCCTTGAGACCTTCGCCTCTGGCCTCATGGTAGATGTTCTCAGTGAGGCAATACAGTGCTGACTTTGATACCATCATCGTCGGGTACTGCAGATACGGTAGGTTTACACACAAGAGCGTGAATCCAAATACGAGAAATAATTTTTTCCAGATCCCACTCAGAAGCAATTTCTTCAAAGTATATCCCTTCCTTTAAGTAGTTGTCACACCACGCTTGCCCTGCCGTGGGATACTTGTTATAATCAAGTACAGCAAAGAGGGCATCTCGAATCTCTGTGAACGAAGAGAATGAGCGATTGAACTTATATGGCATTAAAGACTCCTGTAGCTGACAAATAAAGCAATCCATCCTACTACGCTGTGTTGTAATGGATCTGCTCCATACGCCACCAAAGCATCCCTGAACTCTTGCCACGTACTGTACATCAGAGTTCTCTCACAAGTTTCACGACCCAGTATTTCTCATTGGGGTTACATTCTTTGAGTTGAGTTACCATGTTCTCTGCCCAGTCCTTTCTTGTTGTCAAAATTGGATCTTTACCAAAGTAGCAGATTTGTGTACCTTCATCCTCAGACTTAACAAGCACTGTGTACCAAGTATTCATTTCAAGTTGTCCTTATGTTTTTGACACCAATTACTTTAAGTAAGCTTTGGCAGATTACACATACATCAACTCTTACAGGTTTCCCGGACTTATTAAATCGGGTTACAAGTATTGAATCAATGTTCTCAGGCTCTTTTACTTGCACAACTGCATGTACCTCGGCATGCATGTATATTTTATCCCCCAATCCACAAAGATCGGCATACTTCTTTTGAAGAGGATGGGTCTTTGTGAAGGAGTTTTTACCTACACTCAGAACCCTTCCTTTTTTGTCAAAACATATTGCTGTGATATTAGACTTCACAGATACTGCATCTGCTTTGGATTGTTGCAAAAGCCGCAGTAACCCCCGTATACTCAATACGGGTATTGGGGTTCTCTTGCAACATCCCAAAGGTATCCTCATCAATCTCCTTCTTATAAAAAACTTCCTTGCACAAATGACACTGCTTGCAGTAGTACAATTTCATTTTCTACCTCATCAAATAAGATTTATGAACCTTGCCCACGGTACCTGCATTAACTACTGTATTGTTAATCCAGATTTTCTTTGTTGGTAATACGCGAATGTGACCCCTTCGAATGTGCTCACGAGGTGAGTGGCGCTCACTGATTGCACTTCCAAAGATACCTGAACTTCTCTTTGATTCTACAGTGAGTACCTTGTAGGTGTCAAATGGAAGAGCACCTTTTTTCAGGGGCTTACTTAATTTTCTATCTTCAGTCTTTACATTGCTGCATGCAAGGGCATTGAGCAAGGATAAAACAGGAAGCCCAATCATCCTGAATAGATCAGGCATCATTTCTGCATCCCAAAGCGCTGGCACTATGAATATCTTTGATTCCCATTCTACTGTATCCATTGAGCAATCCCTAATCTCATACCAACCAATGTCACCCTTCATTTGGAATAAGCTTGTAAAATTAAGCATCCTTTCCACTATCTCAGCAAAGATTAAAATTTTTGTTACTTTATCTGAAGGTATAGTATCTTTGAATTCCAAAACAATCTGTGAAAAAGGTAACTTTAGTTCCCCTCCAATCAATGCAGTAAGTTTATCATCCCTCAAAGAGAGTCCACCATCAGGTAATTGGAATTTGTGCGGGCAATCAGTAATGTGGTTCCACTGAGTATAGCCTTGCTTTTTGATAGAACGACATAAGTTATGCAGCTGCATCACATCTCCAGTTGAACAAAAAAAAATAATTAAACTCAAGGGAACTTTTCAGGTTCCCAAGAGTATAACTACTTCACACGCCAGACCCGCATCCCACGACCGTGTTTCCTGATTGTGAACTGCATCAGCCCTTCGGTCCTGGTCCTGAAGTTTTGAACCGCTGAAGTCACCTTCTTGAGGTCACTGTTGGGAACCCCAAAGGAATCGCCAATGACCATCTTCGCAAACGGGTAGCTGTTGGTGCCACGAGTCTGCGTGGGAACCGGATAACGCTTGGTGATCTTGATCATCACAGTGCTCCCATCTGAAAGGACTTCTCGAAGTCATCGATGGCATTTTGAACAGCTTTCTCGATCCACTCTGCCAAGATCCTTGCCTTGTCATCGGTTTGAACCGACTTGTCCATGATCACTTTCATCTTGATCACATTATCTTTCACATTGATGTGAGAAGAGGTCTTCATTGTAGCTCCTTAAAAGGCCAGTCAAATGGCTTGCGCCAGTTATCCGAATAGATAATTTATTGGAGTCTCATGTAGACAACCCCAATGTAGTTATTGACAACCACTCATTATCTTCACACTCATCACAAGTGTATTCATTGACCCACCACTCTTCTTCCTTGCCTTCTGCATTACGTACATATTGCGGTTGGCTGTAGAACAACGGGTGGTCTTCTGTCATCTTCTCTTTTGAGATGATCTTATTGCAAACTTCACACTTACAAACATAGAAATATTTTGTCATCTCAGGCTCCTTAAGAGGCCAACCGAAGATTGAGTCCAATGGTATTATTGGGTTTTCTTTCTTCATATAAGATACCATATTTTCCGCAGTTAGCGCTAACGCTCGTAATAAAAACCCACAGGGTTAGTGTGGGGGTTTACTTACTAGTTCTTGGGCGTTACTGTAGTCTCTGTAACAGGCTGCAAGGTCTTCTCGGAGCTTATCGGCTCTGGCAGCTTCCCTGCTAAGAAACTCTGCATCGGGTCTTGAAAGCTCCCTTCCGGTATTGCCTTTACAATCTCCGGTATCACTGGACACACATTTGGCATCACTGATACGTTCGGGACGGTTTGACAACCCATTAAGAGCGTCATTGAGCTTACTGTTAACAGCAGCAATTTGTACATCACGGTCTCTCCTGATTTGGTTTGATTTAGATTGGGCAAGCATTTCATCTTTACGCCTGAGATCCTTCTCATTGTCATACAGGGCTACTGCAGCTGACTTCTCCCTCTCCATCTGAAGTTTGTAAGTATCCAACTTCCCTACCATATATGAATGCATGAAATAGTTGGATACCACAATGAGAAGTGCCACAATACCCAATTTGATGTACATCAGGTATGGTGTAAATATCATTACTTCCTTTCAATCAACCTATCAAGCTTGTCATTAACTCTGTTGAGTTGGTTACTGAGCTGACCGCCAACGGTAACGATAGTTCTATCTTGTGTCTCATCAACTATGTGTTGAGAACTTACCTGAATTTTCAGGATCTCAACATCCTTCTTAATGTCTCCCAGGTACAATGTAACGGCAAGAATGGCAGCTGCAGTTGTAAATACGTGAGAGATTTGGACTCGTTTATCCAAGTGCCACTTGTTGTCTGTTTCAATTACTTCTGTCATTGTACTCCTACTTGAACTTAATATTATCGTATTGTGTTTGGCTTAAATTGGATACACGCTACCTACAATATCAGGTTTTAAAACGTGAGCAGGGTCATGTGCAATCAAAGTGTATTTTAGAAAGGGATCTAGATTAGTGAAGCTGAATACACCACTTACGGAGGAAACTCTTACAGGTATACCGTCAGAACTCCGAATGGCATATGTAATGCTGGGTACAGAGCTACCTACAGCGTTCTTAATAGTGCCACTAATAACTCCACTTCCATACGAGGTGTCAGTATCAATTACAGTCAATGTCATAGCTTTTCCGGTATAATGAATTCCTCAAATGGAAGTGAATGTATCTCACCATATGAGTCAACCCACATAAACTCAAGATTACCTTCACCATTCATATGGTAAACAATACCTGAAGATATTGTAGGTTTCCTATGATCAATGATGACAGGATTCCATACAAGTGAAGGATCAAATGCAACGATTGTGTAGTATTCATTTGCATCCAGTCCTTCAAATATGTAGGCACCTGTTGTGTTGTCATTAGCGCCCTCTCTTACAAGGGCACCGTCACTGTCTCTGTAAACATATAACTGAGCAAGTATGGGAAGGTTGAATGGAAGGTGCTTATATTTTACAACACCTACAAATGAACTGTTCCCATAAGATGCACCAGTGTCATTTGTGATGATGCTCATGTGTTACCAAGTATTCGAAACTTCTGCAAGAATTTGGCCACTACCAGCACAATTAATAATAAAAAATTCCTTACCAGCTAGAGTACCACTTCCAGTGAAAAAAGTGTAATTGGTTAATGGCCTATTGTGCATTGGAGCTTGAATACCCGGCAAGTAACCTCTTGGTGTACTTAATGCAGATTCATTTAGATGTATTGGAGAGGTCCATAAATTACCATCAATAGCCATTGGGTAAGTAAGACTCCAAGTACTATCCCCAATACTACCAGCACCACCGTTACTTAAGTTATTAGAAAGCCTTAAGTCTGCAACCTTACCACATCCAACGGATCCTGGCATTTGGTGGTAAGCCCTCGCAATGTTATGACCAGCCAAACTGGCAAAGAAGCTTACACTAGTAGAATTAGGCCACTTCGTCCATACAGTAAACGTTTCTGTAGATGAGGCTGTATTGCCAGAAATAAGGCAGGTATTCCATTGATCATATGGCTTATAGGAATAAAAATCACCAAAGATAGTCCCAAGACCGCTTGAGCTATCCCCTGTGTAGTCATTAAAGTAGTAAATTGTAGATCCATTACCCCATACAAATGCTCGTCTAGTAGCAGCAGCACTTGCTTTAGGCATGAAGTTACCGGAAGCAGTATAATAAAATGGGTTGATACCTGTGTTAATATCAGACATTGACTCATAAGTTGTAGCACGGGCTGACGTAACAGTTATAGCAAGATCCTCAATTCTAAGGTAGAGCCTGTTACCTACGGGTGCTCTATAGGCTGCTAAATTGGTGCCTGAGAAGGGCTTAGACCATCCTAAGGGAGCTACATTACATGAAAGAGTCCCTGTAGCTGCAGAGAGTCCTGAACCTGTAATTGTAAATTGGAAGGTATTAGTTGTAGTAGATCCTGTAATAATCTGCCAAGTGCCATTATATCCTGAAGGTGTTGCTCCAGAGATTGTAATAAATTGTCTATCTCTATAGCCATGGGCTGCTAACGTAGCTGTAACTACAGAACCACTGCAAGTAAGACTTGTAAGCGTTGTTGAATTATATCCATTAACTAAAACTTTGTCTAAAAACGAGATTAAAGAGCCTGCTGATTGAGATACACCACCAAGACCTGTATCGTTACTATCATAAAATGTTGAGAATGTCATTTAATATTTCACCATGTATTTGAGATTTCAGCGTAAATAAAACCATAAGCACCGTTACCTGCCTGACCAGTGTAAATCATCATAAACTCTTTTCCAGTATATGCACCAGTGCCCGGAAAGATTTGCAAGTTATTATATATTGCACCATAACCATGATAAATTCCAGGTTCAATTGCTCTTGGCATATAATTTTCTAGTACTAATGGTGGGTATATCCAATGGTTCCCATCTGCAGGTGTAATACCATTACCTTGCGCACCCCACACTCCTGGAGGTGGGTTAGCAACTGAAGTGAGACTACTAGTTGAAAAACGGTGGTCTCCACATCGAGCACCACCTACAGCACCTACAACTCCAGTATATGACCTAGTAAATACAATTCCAGCTTTATTAGCATTCAAGCTCGCACCTTGAATACATGCAATACCAGAGCCATCGTGAGTTGTTGAGCTATTACCTCCAGATGAAGATGCAATGTACCCACACCAAGGGTCCCCAGATTTAAAAGAAATTATATCCCCAAACCTTCCAGTATACGCATAAAGAATATTTGTAGTGTCACAATCAATATAAAGTTGTGTAAGAGAGCCATTACCCCACAAAATAGCTCGCTTATTAGAGCCTGTATAACACTTACATATATAGTTACCAGGACTTACATTATTAGTAAATGGGTTAATACCTGTATTTACATCAGTCATTGATTCATAACCAATGATGCGTGCAGTCGTAGTTCCAGTATCATCAATACGATAGTAAAACCGATTACCTACGGGTGCTCTATAGACTGCTAAATTGGTGCCTGAGAAGGGCTTAGACCATCCTAAAGGAGCTACATTACATGAAAGAGTCCCTGTAGCTGCAGAGAGTCCTGAACCTGTAATTGTAAATTGGAAGGTATTAGTTGCAGTAGATCCTGTAATAATCTGCCAAGTGCCATTATATCCTGAAGGTGTTGCTCCAGAGATTGTAACCCATTGGCGATCTCTATACCCATGAGAATTTAAAGTAGCTGTAACTACAGAACTACTGCAAGTAAGACTTGTAAGCGTTGTTGAATTATATCCATTAACTAAAACTTTATCAAGGAATGAGATTAGGGTGCCTGCAGAGGCAGAAATACCACCAAGACCTGTATCGTTACTATCATAAAATGTTGAAGATAAAACTGCCATTATGGTCCTTTATTATAGGGTTGTGTAACTGTGCGTTGACCTACCACTGCAATGCTTTGTCTTGCAACTCCTGGTTGAGTAGCGGGTACTGTACCAAGGGGTAAGATATATGTTAACACTTGGGGTCCAGTGGCACTAGATTGTAAGCTAGACTGCCATAAATTAATTGTTAAGAAGGAGGTATCTAACTGCGCATAC